CTTCTTTGCAAACGGAATACTCGTCCACAACTGCATTTTAGTGGATGACCCGTATAAGAACAGGCAAGAAGCAGATAGCCCAATTTATAATAAATTTGTTATGGATGAATGGTACAACACAGTTCAAACGAGAGCATCTGCAAAGTGCAAATATGTAATAGTTCACACAAGATGGAACGAAGATGATTTAATAGGCACTCTTTTAAACATTGAACCTGACAAATACTTTGAGATTTCATTCCCTGCTATTGCTGAACAAGACGAGCTAGAAACTAGCGGTAGAAAAATAGGAGAAGCACTCTTGCCCGAAGCTGGCAAAGACTTAGCATGGCTATTAAAGAAAAGAGAATCCTACGAGAAAGACCCAACTGAAGGTGGTATACGAGCATGGAACGCTTTGTTCCAACAAAGACCATCTTCTTTAGAAGGGAACATGATAAAGCGTGAATATTGGCAAAGATTCGACTTAACCCTTGAAATGCAAAGACAAGGGTTTTTTCCTGTCAAGATTCAATCGTGGGATTTGGCATTAAAAGATACTGCCGACCCTGTCGCAGGCGGTGTGTGGGGTAAGCGGGGCGCTAATTGCTATATTGTAGACCATAAGGGTGGAAGAATGGACATACAAAAAAGTATGGATAGCATAAAAGAACTTACAGCAAAACATCCTGACGCTACCGCTAAACTGATAGAAGATAAAGCTAATGGGCCTGCTGCTATAAGACTGCTAAGGGATACAATACATGGCTTAATACCTGTTAACCCTGGAACTAAATCTAAAGCCGAAAGGGTAAATGTAGTCTTACCTTTGTTTATGTCAAGCAATGTATTTATACCTAGCAGAATTGAAGTATCACCAGGGATATTTAAGAATTGTGAATGGGCCAATGAAATAATTGAACAATGCGCAGCTTTTAAACCCGACAAGAAAGTACAAAGAGACGACGAGGTAGACCAAACTAGCCAGGCCCTTTCGTGGTTAATGTGGCGAGATGCTAAATTGCCAGCAGAACAAAAAGCAAGAGATGACTTCGGATTGTGGAATAGAGATGATGATGATTCTTTTGATTTAGGAGAGATAACACAAGAATACATAGATTATGGGGTGGATATATGAACGAATATTTTTTAATAGCGACTTTTATAGTTGCTTTTTTTATTGGCGTATTTACTTATAGGCTAGGTTTAAAAGATGGGCTTCTAGTTAAAAAAGAAAAGCCTATATCAGAAATTAATCCTGTCAAGAAAGTATATGAAACATTTAAGGAAATTAAAGATGAATCAGAAGCAGACAAATTTGAGAAAGAATTTGCATCTGCAATCGAAGAAATATCGAGCTATGACGGAACACCGAAAGGATGATGTCTATGAAAGAAGTAACAAACTCATGGAAACTGTATGAAGCTGGGAAACGCTACAATACCAATATAAATTTATATCGAGAGACAAGTGTAAACACTAATTTTTATTTTGATAAACAATGGCTTGGAGTAAACGCAAAAGGGCTAGATAAGCCTGTATTCAATATCATTAAGAGGGTATCTAATTACTTTAGAGCGGTTATAATGCCACAAGATATAAAGATTAACTATGTTCCTGAACTCATAAACGACATTAACCCTAACCAAGAAGAACAAAATATTAAAGACTTAGCAGAACTTGCTAATGCTCATGTAATGGATATATGGGAAAAGAACAAGATGGAATCCTTGGTAAGAGACGAACTCTTACTTGATGGCGAGCTATCAGGGGATTATTGCGTTTATGTTTCATGGAACAACGATATAGACATTGGACTTCCTAAGATGGACGGAGTACTTCTCAAAGACCCTATAACGGGCGACATTGATAATAAAAGGGTAAGTAATGTAAATGTATTCTTTGGCAATCCAAATGACCGTAGGGTCAATCACAGAGGCTTACCGGTACAACCTTACATATTGATAGCATTCAGAGAACCGGTTGTTGATTTGAAGAAGGAGGCTAAAAAGTATAAAGGTGAACCTGATAAAATCTCATCCGACTTAGACAACGAAGAACAAACAGGTATCTATGGGAAAATAGAAATAGAAGGTGCCGACGAAATAACAGGCAAAGCAACAGTGCTTTTAAAATTATTCCCTAAAGATGGAAAAATATATTGTGTTAAAGAATCTAGGCATGCAATTGTAAGGCCTGAATGGGAAACGAAACTTACCATCTATCCTATCGCATGGGGCAACTGGGACAGGAGAGAGAATTGTTATCATGGTCAAGCACTAGCAACAGGTATAATTGATAATCAATTATTTATCAATAGGTCTTTTGCTTTTTTAATGTTGTGGCTAAAGACTATGGCAGTACCTAAAATCTTTTATGACAGAACTAAAATAAAAGAGTACACAAACAGGATAGGTGAAGCAATAGGGCTTGATGGAGATGTCACAGGTGCGGTATATACTGCGAATCCTTCACAGCTTAGTAACCAAGTTTTTTCACTTATAGACAAAGTTATTCAGTATACCAAAGAATTTCTAGGGGTATCTGATGTCGGCTTAGGTCAGATTTCAAACCCTGATAATGCATCGGCACTCGGAACAGCAATAGAGCAACTAGAAACACCATTAAATAATTACAGAAATGCACTCTACCAATTTATTGAGGACTTAGGTTATATATGGCTTGACTACATGGCTAATTACTATGGAAAAAGATATATTTCTGTTCCCGGCGCTAACGGAAATTCGGTAGTAAGAGAAGTTGACTTTTCCTTACTAAAGACTCATAAATTCAGAATCAAAATAGATGTCGGCGCAGTGTCAAAATGGGAAGAAATATCCACAATGAGGCTACTTGATAACTTATTACAATTAGGTCATCTGCCATTTGTTGAATACTTGAAGAATTTACCTAAAGGCAAGTTCCCGACACAGCAACAATATATTAAAAAACTCGAAGAAGCCGAGAAACAACAAGCTGAAATGATGGCAGCATCTAGCAGAATACAAAGTCTACCTGAAGAACAACAACAACAACTTGCAACTTTACCTGATGCAGAGTTTCAACAAGCGGTACAACAATTAATGCAAGGCTGATAGCACTCAATCGAGTGTTTTTTAATGCAAAAATCCGCAGGTAACGCGAAAAAATCCACATATAAAGGAGTAACAAAATGGAAAACGAGACAAGCGTGAACATGGAGAATGTCGCTGAAACTCCAATAGAAACAGAAGTCGCAGAAGTCATTGAGAATGTATCTACCGAAAGCGTGATAGATGAAGTCGCTACCCATCAAGATACAGTACAAAGTGATGAAGATAATGCCAAATATGCAGAAGTACGCAGAAAGGCAGAAGAAAAAGCAAGGCAAAAAGCAAAACAAGAAGTTGATTCTAAATTTGCAGATTTGTTCGGCGAAGAATATGGGATTAAGTCAGCTGACGATTACCTCAATGCTATCAAAGAACAAAGAGAGCGAGATGAACAACAAAAAAAACAAGAGGAAAGACAAAAGGAAATAGACGCGCTGGTAAACCAAAAAAACTACTCTGAAGATGATGCAAAAAAAATACTTGAAGCAGAAAAAACTCTTCAAGAAAAAGCAGAAGCAGAAAGAAAATCAGCTGAAGTTAATGAGTTTCAAAGCGAATACCCTAATGTCAAAATTGGTGAAATACCTAAAGAAGTATTTGAATTAACCGCAAAAGGCATGACGCTAACTGATGCTTATTCAAGGTACGAAGTTAAAGCACTAAAGGCACAACTAGAACAGATTAAAAGACAAGCTGAAAATAGTGAAGCATCACCAGGAACAATAGGCGCAACAGATACAGATACAACTACCTTAACGGAAGAATCTATTGCGAATATGTCTCCAAAAGAACTTATGAAAAGATGGCCTGAAGTTAAAAAAATAATGAAGATGAAATGAAAGGATGATAAAAGATGGCAATAACAACCTCAATACCTAAATTAGTCAGTACCAAAATTTTAATGACACTACAAAACAACCTAATAGCAAAACAAATATGTACAATGGACACAGGATCACAAATAACAAAACAAGGTGATACGGTTACCTTTGCGGGCTTATCAACACCTACTATAAGTGCTTACACAGGTTCAATTAGTCCAGAAACATTAGAAGACGCTGGAGTAACATTACTAATAGACCAAAAGAACAAGTATGCTTTTTATGTTGATGATATAGAAGCGTTCCAATCTATCATAGATATTAAAGGAACATCTGTATCAGAAGCAGCTTATGGACTACAAAACACAGCAGATAAGTATATCTTAGCTTTATATACAGCAGCTAACACAACTATAACCGCAACAGTAAGCGAAGTAATAGCACTTTCAACAACTTCAACAGTTTTAAGAAAACTTACAGAAGCTAATGTAAAACCAGGTCAAAGATGGATGGTTATACCTCCCTGGTATGCAGAGAAATTAGACTTAGCAGGAGTTAAATTCTCTATCAAAAATGGTACAGGCGATGCTAGTGATGGCTTAGAATGGGTAAAACATAATGGAACAGATATATTTGTTTCAAACAACTTAACAACTACAGGCGCAGAAGGTTCTTATGTAACTGAATGTATGGCAGGAAGTTACAACTCAATCGTTTATGCAGAACAAATATTGAAGTCAAGATTCTTACCAGAAGTACCTGGAAGTTTTGCGGCTCAATGCGATGGACTTCATGTATTTGGTGCTAAGGTTATAAAGCCTAAAGAATTAGTACGCATCACAGCAACACAAGCAGCAGCTTCTAGCGCAATTTAGTATAAATCAAAAGGAACTTGAAATGAGTTCCTTTTCTCATTGAAAGGAGAAAAAAATTATGGCAGTAGCACAAGTTAATTCAACTATAGCCGCTTATAATACGGTTACAGCAGTAACAACAAGTTTAGCAACCGCAGATGCAGACGCTTTAGCAGAGGTGTTTACAGTTACACCCACAGTAGATGGCGGAAAATTGTTAATAGTTTTCCATTTTAGCAACTTAGTAGCAACGGCAGCAGCAGATGACAACGCAACATTCTCAATAGCAGCAGGAGATTTTTGGGCTGGCAAAGCAATAACGGGTACAATTACTAAAGCAACGGACAAAATGATTCAAGTTGAAACAGCAAATGTACTTCAAGATGATGGCACAGTATTAATAACTTTAACACCTAGCGCAAACGATAAATTAAAAACTAATCACGCAGCAGGGATTCAAGTATTCGAATTGCTATAACAAATTGGGAGGGCAACCTCCCTTTAATTGCATTTTAGAAAGGAGATGTTTAACATTTTTAAGTTTTTCGGTGAACCATTAAAAGAAATTAAAAGCAAAGCAAGTGGATTAACATTATTTAGATTTGACACAAATGGAAGTTTTATTACAGACGATCAAGAAATAATTAAAAGAGCATTAGGCTTCTTTGACTATATAGAATTAAAAGCCGAAACAGTAGGCGACAGAGTTAAAAAAACAATCACAGTACCACAAATGACGATAACCACTAAAGAAGAAAAAGAAATCAAGGCAGATATAATAGATGAAATCAAGGAAGTTAAAATATACAAGTGTAAGAATTGCGACTTTGAAACAGACAACAAAGGCTTATTGTTAGCACATTATCGAGAACATAAGAAGGAGGAATAACCAATGTCAAGCGTATTAGAATTACAAGCAGCAGAACTCACACTATCGGCTATGGGGCAAAGGGCTAGCATATTAATAACTGATACTACCGCTATAACGGGTAAATTTAGAGCCATATATGTTTTATCAGACGCGGTGTTTACAACTCTTACAAGCGACATTACAAAGAATGGTCCAACAACAGCTTCGGTAGGTAGTGACTTCGGAACTGTACTTTCAGGAAGTGTACTCTATGGAAAAATTACAGCTATAACTCTTGCGAGTGGCAAAGTATTAGCATACAAGTAGGTGGTTAAATGTTAGGACTGGGAATGGGCTTACACAAGTCTATAAATCCAATATACAAGAAATTTCTAGCGTACAAAGATGGAACTGTATATGTAGAACCATATTTAAAAGAAGATATAACCTATAGTAGCGGATTGACATTTGCATATCCCGTTTCACAAATTGATAAGGTATTAAATTCAAACAATATAGAAGTTACTGCTGTACTTGCGGAAGATGGACTATCGGCAACAATAGCGGGTGCATCCGATGGACAAATTTACACAGTTTATGCACCGACAAAGCCAGAATACTCTACAATTCCAACAACCGCCATAAGATATAAAATGAATACAGGGGCATATACAGAAGAAATATATAATACCTCTAGTATCTTCTCCGTTGGGCTAGGTACAGACAGTAGTGGAAATGCACTAGACTATGTATCGAGTATTGTCAACGGACAAACTAGCTTGGTTGTAAGTGGAAGAACTTATACAAATAAGGCGACTACCTCGGGTGCAACGATATCAAGTCTAGATAGTACCAAAACGTATATTCTCACAAATACTTTGAATGCTAGCGTAGATGTAGACGGAACACCTACCGCGACGCCAGCCAAAATAACAGGAATTACATCAACAGTATTAACATGGGCGAGTGGAAACACAGGATTTGTTGAAGTACCTAGTGCTGAAACCTCGTTATTAGCTTCTGTTTTGAACGCAAGATATTCATATATTATAGGAACTAAATCTACAACAAGTGTAAAATTAGTGAGTAAAGATTCAGAAAATAATATAGTGTCTCAAATCTACCTCCCACCAGTAGGTCAATCCGTAGGAATCGTTAAAGATGAAATTAGTGTTGTTGGTGGTAAGGGGATAAAGACACGGAAAGTAAAGACGTACACTCTACAAAGTGCTGATATAAATACTCCAGCAGTGGGCGACACATATGCGGATATAACTTATTTTAATTTTCCAAAGTTTACAGATTATAGTGGTAAGGGAAAAGTTGAGTTTAACAGTATGGTAGTAGATGGCTATGCCCAAAGTACAATAACCTCAAACTTTAACGACGCTAATCAAATTGGTAAACAACTGCAAGGTGCTGATTTTAATTATGTGTGGGTAGGGTTCGCAAAAGGCACTACTCTAGAACAAGCTAGAACTGCTCTTGTGGGAAAAGCACTAACTTATCAGTTAGCAACACCAATTATAACAACGGTAAAAATATCTTAAAAAGGAGTGATTATAATGAGTACGCAAATCAAGTTACACTTAACGAAAAAAGAAATGGACGAAAGCGGACTTGCAACACTAACATTCAGACATATCGGCGTGTTAGGTGAACCCGTTCATGGAACAATGACAATATACAAGAGAATAGAAGAAGATAACACAGTATTAGGTAAGGATTATGATTTAGACTTAAATGAGATAGTAGACGAAATACAAGCATAAAGAAGGTGTATAAAAATGCTAGTATCAGAATTAATTACATGGTGTAATAGAATATATGAACCCGATGCAACGAGTTATAAGATAACTGATTCTCAATGGATTGGTTTTTTTAATGAAGCTTTAGTGGATTTAAAGCCTTACGCAAAACTAAAAGAAACTTATACTACAAACTTAGTAAACGGCACATCTGAATACTCTTTACCTGCTGATTTTTATAAGTTATTTCTGTTAAGGGTAAAGCCAAAAGCAACAGATGACTATTATTTAAACTATCCCGAAGTGTTAATAGAAGATGATTATTCAACAGGATATAAGCTATGGGAATCCATCACACTTCAACCAGTAATAGAAGAAAATGTAACCGATGGCTTACAAATGTACTACTACAAGAATCATGCAGAATTAACAGCATCAACTGAAAACATAGAAATATCAAACCCTTACTTAGTAGGCCTTTACTCATTAGGCAGAGTTGAAACAGGCGATAGGGTACTTGACATTTCAAATAGGTATTTTAGAGAATACGCAGATGGCATTAATAAACTTAGACTTAACGAAGTAAAGACATATCAAGATTACAGTATAAGGGATGTGTATTAGATGCAGAGTATAACGCACAACAACTTCAAGGGAACTAATTTAATAGATGAGAATCTCCCTGCTAACATATCCCCTTACTCACTCAATGTTGATACCGAAAAAGGTGTGGCAAGTAAGCGAGAAGGGATAACTTCCCTGTTCAATTCTCTTGGCGCATCTGGTACAAAAGCCTTGCATGAAGCTAAATTTAATAGTGGCGACACTTTAGTTTTTGGACATACAACAAAGGCTTATGAATTAAGTGGAACAGAGCAAACGATTGCAAAGACTACAACCGCAGACTTTCAAGCGGGTACAATAAATTCCAATGCGGTTATATCAGATGGGGTTAGCATAATTGAATATGCTAAGTCTCAATATGATTTTAGTACACAAGGGGAGTATGACGCATGGACTAAGGCAACCGCAGGAAATGCCACAGCTGGTCCAACGACGATAGAATATCTAGACAATTCAATACATTATAATTTTAAAATTTGGGGTGCAGATAATTACACTCCAACATCTTATAGTATCCAAGCAAAACAAACTATCGACCTAACCAATATAAACTCTATATCTTTTGACATGGTAGCAACAGAAGTATGGTATTACAGATACCCTGGAGATAAATTCACAACAAATTTATCCGCTGATGGTGTAGACATACCTTTAACTACTGCCGGCCAAGTTAAAACTGGATATGTGTCAAGTATAACCGGAACCAAAGAAGTTATAATTAGCGCAAATATTAATATGCCATATATAGATGCATATGGTGCTTCTTATGTAACTTATGATGCTCACATCAACAATATTAGATTCAACTCATCACTTCCTATCGACTTAGGGCAAACACCAGTAGCGAATGCAATAACCTTTACTGAAACAGAATACACAGGTCAAGTGGTAAACATATATACAAGAGGTAGCCATGACAACGCTATTTGGTCTGAATGGGAACTTAAAGCAAGTGGTGGTGCAATCCCATTAGCAAGGTATATACAAGTAAAATGCGTCATTCCTAATTCTCTGGACTATGTAACGAGATTAACTAAACCTTCATTAAGCGATTATACATTAACTTATACGAACACTTTCGATTCAGCAACGGAATTTGATACAGGACTAACAGGCAATATTATTAGATGGCAAAATTATAGCGATAAAATTTACTATGTAGATGGTGAAGAACCTAGAAGCTATGATGCAACAACTGTAAAAGAATTAGGGGTAAATGCACCAGTGACAACTTGCACAACCGCAGTAGGCGCAGCAACGGGATTGACAGGAATTTATTATTACAAAGTTACCTTTGTTGATGTAGATGGAGTAGAGGGAAATCCTTCTATTGCTAGTAGTCCTGTCACAGTAACTAACCAAAAGATAAGTCTAACATCAATACCAATCTTAACAGGTATGAAAAGAAAGCTATACAGAACTCTAGCTGGTGGAAGTGTTTACTACTACTTAACACTAATAGATGATGCTACAACAACAACTTATACAGATAGTATTACAGATGTCACTATAGAACTTTCAAGCGGACTGTTACAAACAGATAACTTCAAACCACCGAAAGCAACGATAATTTATGAATACAAAACTTATATGTTTTATGTATCAACTTCATACCCTAACAGATTGTACTTTAGCAAGCCATACGGAACAGACACAACTTATCCTTTAGCATCTTTTGAGCAAGTACCTACAACTAATTGGAAGGAACTACCCGATAATATCGTGGGATTAAAAGCATATCAGAACAAGCTAATAGTAACAGGTAACAGTTTCACAGGCTTCTTTACAGGCGATATTTGGGGCGGTACGGAAGATAACACTTCCTGGTATTTAATTGATGATATAGGGGCGATTAGGCACGAAGCAATAGAGATTTGCCAATCATTAAATGGCTCAATATGTGTACTTGGAACTAAGTATGGAATCAAATACTTTGTACCTTCCGAATATGAGAATGGACTTGAAAAACTTCCTTTAAGCTATGACATTCAACCTTTATTTGATGATGGAAACCTTGACAATATGTGGTTAAAATTCTACAACTCACGATTATTTGTGGGTTTTATTTATTATGAAGGAACACCAATAACTTATAATAATGTGATTGTTGTGTACGATTTTAAAAGAAAAGTGTGGGATGGACCTTGGACACTTAATATGAATGATGCAACAGTATTCAATGGTTTACTTTATGGGTGCGGTTCTAATATTGGTAAAGTTTATGAAATGCTATCAGGTTACAATGATGATGGTGCAGACATTCATATGATACATGACATTAAAGGCGACTTAGGAAAGTACACAGGATCCATTCAAAGATTAAAGATACAAGCAACAACCACAAGTACAACAGACGATTTGCAGATAGGCATACAAGTAGATGGAAGTGCTCAAACTTTGGCAATAGGTGACAATACGAAGTGGCGAAAGAGTGCGGGTTCCTTTGGTAAGCAAGACTTAATGGAAAGAGTGTTAAGTGTTAAAAGAAGAGGTACTTTTTATGGAGTAAGGATTGAAGATGATTCAACTAACTCTATTGATATAAACAAGGTAATAATCGAATTTGAAGGTGTGAAGGAGTGATGACATGGCATTGACTTATGATGAAGCAAGAAAGATAGGAGAAGACCGATATAGTACATCGGGTAGTACAAGCGGTATTGATGAAGGTTATATAAAGGCAATTCAAAACAATGATTTACAGACATACAATCAAAAATTAATGAATGCAACCCCTCAAAGAAAAGAATCTTCTTCGGGGGGGTTTAATTTTAACTATACCCCAATGTCTCAACAAGACGCATACCAAAAAGCATCTAATATAATCAATCCACAGATGCAACAACTAAAGAATGACTTAATACTCAAACTATCAAAACAAAGAACTAATAATGTAACAGACCTAGCAACTAGAGGTCAAGCAGTAGGTGGGCAGAGACAACTTGCAGAAGCCAACATTAGTAGCGAAGAAGCCTTGCAAGGTAGCAATATTTTACTTCAAGGAGATACCGCTAAAAATCAACTAGCAGAACAATACATAGCTACTGCAAATGAAGAAGCACAAAGGCAACAAGCCTTACAGTATCAGCAATATATGGACAGTATGAATATGGATAGACAGAACAGGCAAGATGCTTTATCGGAATCTCAATTTAACCGACAGTTTGACCGAACTCTTAGCCAAGACGAAATAGAACAACAGAATTATGAAGCAGAAGTCACGTATAAACAATCGCAAGATGAAATCCAAAACGCATTAGATCAAGGCAGATTAAGTATAAGCCAAGCGGAATTAGCATTATCGCAAGCTAGGTTTAAGCGAGATAGTATAACATCTAGCGGTGGCGGAAGTAGTGGAAGCGGTAGCGCAGATAAGGGCATGACCGACCAAGAAATTAAACTAGAAGCTATAAAGAGAGCAACCTCTTCCGATGGAACCTTCGACCAAAACGCCTTTAATAAAATTTATACCTTATTAAAACCTGTACCTTTTATAGAACCTCGTTTAGTAAATGGTAGAGGAACTACAACATCAACTACAACTCCGACCGCAACTACAAAGCCTACTGAAAATGACATATACAATAGATATGCAAGCGGAAAAATAACCGAAAACCAATACTATGCTGAACTAGATAAATACGGATATTAAGAGGTGTTTATATGGCTATTAAAACAAAAGAACAATTAGACGCCGAAAGAAAAAAAGTAAAATCAAAAGCTGAACTAGATGCAGAACGTAAGAAGTATAGCAATCCTGTTAGCGATTACACGGGCGACAAAAAGAAAGATGCCGAAACCTTTAGAAGCAAGAAATTCAAAGATGTCGATGAGTACAAAACAGAGTACAAGAAGTATACAGAAGCCATAGCAACTAAGCCAACAGGCAATAAACTATTAGACTTTATCGAAAGAACAAGTCAAACAGGTGCAAATATCTTAACAGGCTCTAACCCTAAAGAATATGCTTACAAACAACCAATATCCACAGGCAGCAAAGGACTTGACAATGTTGCTAGTTTTGTGGGTGGCACAATGGGTTATATCGGCGGCGGAAAAGCATTAGGTAACCAAATGGGTTCTAATGGATTATTGAATGATGGAACTCGTTTAGGTGAAAAATTACTTCCCAAATTAAGCAAAGTTGTTAGCCCTGTTTATTCAAAGATAGCACCTGTTTTACCTAGCAAAGCGGCTGCTGTTATACCTAAACTTGCAGGAGAAGTTTTTGTAGATGCTACACAAGGCGCATTACTTGATGTGGTTCAAGGCATGAAAGAAAATGATACTTTACCCGAATTGGGGAAAAGAGGTTTAAGAGGCGCGGCTTTTGGAACTCCTATATTCTTAGGGTTTAAAGGGTTGGCCAAAGTGGTTAATCTATCTGCATATGGAATAGGTAAAACATTCTTTAAGAACGCAACACAAGGGCAGATAGACGAAGCGATTGAATCCATAGCCAAGAACGAGAACATACCAACCGAAGAAGTAAGGAAAGAAATCTTACTATTAAATGCAGGTCAAGAAGTAGAACCTAGAATGGTAGGAGATGGCGAAGTTATACAAATGGGCGGCGGAAAGCCTATCCTTCCTGAACCTTTGCAGCTAGGGGAAGGGCAAGGAAGATTAGTTAATAAAACTTATAAAGGGCCTGACAATCCTATTCTTGAAGACGTAATGAAAGAATATGAGCAAAGGTTAGAATCTGGAAGATGGTTGTTAGATAGAAAGGTACCCGAAGCAAGAAGCAAAATTCAAAACATAATTGGAGACTATGAACCTAAAATAAGGAAAGCGCAAAACGCATCTCCTGAAGAAATAGCAGACTATATTCAAAAGTATAGGCAAGATGATTTGAAAACAGTTTTCGGAGAACCTAAGCTACAACTAAAAACTCAAATAGAAGTACCAAGAAGATTAAATGACATACTACCCGAAGATATTAAAAAACCCGATTCGTATTTGAAAGCATCTAAGAGATTAGAAATACCGCAAGTAAGAAAAGGTATAGGAACTGTTGACGATCCTTTCAGATGGGAAAACCAAACAGATATTTTACCTAAGAAGATTGATATACCACAAGAACCTAAACCGATAGACACAATATCAAGAGTGTTAACTGAAAACCCTAAAAGTGTTAAAACAAGTTTATCAGATAGAGCTGAAAGAGTATATCAAGAAGTATTCTCAACTAAAGTTCCATTCGAAAAAATGGGCGGTGTAGCTAGAACACAAGGCTCGAATCTAAACAGGGTACAAGGAACGATTGAATACAATATTGTAGGTAAACAAGTTGGTATGCAAGGTGAAGAAGTTGGCAAGTCCGTTGTAGATATATTCTCTGATACTCCTAAAGAAGCTAAAAAAGAACTGTTCGATTATGCTTTAAACTCTCACAACATAGATAGATTCAGAGAAGGGAAACCTGTATTTGGCGAAACTGTTACTAGTGAAATGAGTGCGGCTAAAATAGCTGAATATGATAAACTCAATCCAACATTCAAAACTAAGCAACAAGAAATCACTAAATATTTTAAAAATCTTATGGATGAATGGGCTGTTAAATCAGGACTTGTTTCAAAAGAAACCGCAGATATGCTAGATGCTAGGTATGTAAACTATGTTCCAACTTACAGAGCAAAAGACTTGCCTAAATCTATGATGCAATTCGACCAAAATGTTTCCCAAATGATTAAAAAGGCAAAGGGAAGCGAAAATTATATATTGCCAATAGACCAACAGATGATTGCAATGACAGAAAGAACCATTAAAAATGCTCGTAAAAATGAATTGATGAACACAATAGCAGATGCGTTTGAATCTGGCGATGGTAGTGCAAGTAGATATATAAAGGAAATCAAAGGCTTACCAAAAGAAAGTATTGGCGATCTAATAGATGTTGGCAAATACTTTGATGAAGTACCTGTTTTAAAAGGCAATGAGTATCTAGTTAATTTTTATACAAATGGCGAACCGAGACAGATGGTAGTTAATAAAACATTGTACAAGGCGTTAGAGGACACAATGTCAGATAGTTCAATGAATACTGTTGCTACAATAGTTAAAAAGTATGCAACCCAACCATTTAAAAACTTAATAACAGGATACAACCCTTTATTTGCAGCAAGTAATATAATGAGAGACGTTCCGACCGCATTGACTTATTCATCAGACCCATTAAGGATGTCAGCTAATGTACCTAATGCAATAGAGGAAATCCTTAGAAATGGCGATAACTTCAAAATGTTTAAGGCTTTAGGCGGCACGAGGGAAGGGCTAATAGGGGCTGGGAAAGAGTTTAAAGTACCAAACCTAAATGAAACAAGCAAGGCGTTTGCGATGGCACAAAAACTCAATCCTATTAAAACTATTGGCGACATAAATAATTTCACAGAAACATTACCAAGATTTTCAGAGTTTCTAACAGTATTAGAAAAGACTAAAGACCCAGCACTTGCAATTTATAGATCAGCAGAATTGACAACTGATTTTTCAAGAAATGGGAAACTAACTAAATATCTTGATAACTTTGTTCCTTATTTAAACCCTAGCGTGCAAGGACTTGATAAATTCTTTAGAGGTTTTAAGGAATCTCCACTCAAGACTATTGCAAAAGGCGCAACTGTTATAACTGTACCAACCATAATACTAGACCAAGTAAATAAAAATAATAGCGATTACAATAATCTATCTCCAAGAGAACGCAACCTATACTTTAATATTCCTATTCCAAACAGTAAAGAGTTTGTAAGAATACCAAAATCAAGAGAATTAGGAGTTGTTTTTTCGTGTGTATACGAATGGGCTGCTAGACAATCAAGAGGTCAAGAAGTAACAGGCGAAGAAATAGCACAAGCCATAGGGGAGAATTTTACTCCAGTAGATATTACTGCACCAATATGGACATCAGCGCAAAAGGCATGGAGACAAATTGAAAACCCAGAAGCATATGAGACTAATTATTGGGGAGGTTTAATAGTTCCAACTTCACAAAGACAATATAGTCCAGGGCAACAATATGATATGAACAGTTCGGGCATAGCGAAAGCGGTAGGCGAACAATTCAATATTTCTCCATTTGTTATAGACTATTTTATGAAGTCGTATGGCGGAATAATAGCACAACAAATTCAACCTATAGGTGCAGGAACAACTACTAATTTGGTGGAAGCTTTGACAATCGAACCTTGGAAGAAAAAATTTATAAACGACCCTGTTTTTAAATCCAATTCAGTTAATAAATTTTATGAGGAACTTGGCAAAGCGAAGAAAGAAGCACAGGACTATAACAAGAAAAACAATATTGAAAGCAAAATCGTTACTCCGCTAGAACGTAATGCAAATGCTTTGAATAAACTTGCTTCGGGCATATCTGAATTGAGAAAAGAACAAAAAGAATTGCAAACTACAAAAGGCAACGAAGATAAAATAAGAGCACTCCAAATTGAGATTAACAAAATAGCCGAGAAGGGATTGAAATAGGGGGTATAGTATGGATGAGATGGAAGAAGTAAAGTGCGACATTAAAGACCACGAAAAAAGGATTAGAAAGTTAGAAATAAATGAGGCAACTGTACTAGCAAACCTTGAAAGTCTCACAAAATCAGTAGACGAATTAGTGAGTTGGCTTAAAGTAATCGTTATTGGAACCTGCGCCTCTGGCGTGGGTTTTATTATTTGGTATATCCAACAATAGAAAGGAGGTAATACAATGTTTAATTTTATTAACAACGATACAATCGCATTAATCGTTTTAGGGTCGGTGGCAATTATAGGAGCAATTACAAAGCAAGATATAATTGTGAGCGCATCCATCGGAGCAATAGCTGGCTACATAGGAGCAAAAACTTTAAACGACAAATAAAAGGCGGTGATCCTAATATCTAATACAAATAGAAAGAAGGTGAAAAGATGAAGATAACACTCCTATTAAAAAAGCTAGACGGAACAATAGAATCAAAGATTGTTGATAGCAAGTATAAACTATCTGAACACTTTTGTGCAGATGAATTTTTAGTCAATGGAAATGATAACTTAGACCTAGCTTGTGCATCACAATACGATATAGATACCCTTGAATATATTAGAACTTTGTATGGATTAGGCATAACTGTAACATCGGCAGGGCGAACACCTAAGTATAACATTAAAAAAGAAATTGGTGGTGCATCTAATAGTAACCACCAATATATGTTTGATTGCTTAGATTTCGTTATAAAGGATGCTACTAGCATACAACTAGACAATATCTTCTCCTACCTCAAATTAAGAGGTTACGAAGGTATAGGAAGATACAAAGGTAATAGATTTCATATAGACAAAGGGTATAGAGACAAGCTAACTGTATGGGATGAAAGGTGACGATATGACATTAGATGAAAAAATAAAGGCGGTTCAATCCGCCCTAGGTGCTTACCCTGATGGTAAAGCTGGGCCTCAAACGTGGGATACGCTCTATAGAAAGTTTGCGGATGTAAAATACCCTTATTCAGAGAACTTCTTTAGTGGGATAGTAATATTCACTAAAGATATTAAAATCGAATACGGGCAAAACAGGAAAGCTACAAAGGACTTTGTGAACTCTATTAGTGGAGTGTTCCAATGGGATTCAAAAGCTATAAGTGTATTGATGCAAGATGGGAAAGTAATCTGCAATTCTGCTTCTCATACATGGCTAGGGAAACCCGAAACCATTATATATAAAACTAAGCATGGAGTGATAAACGCTATTAGGGCCATAAGTGTACCGCAAGATTTGTTATCAGATATTGAGTGGGCTATCGGTGGTCTTGGACTACATAATTACGACCCAGCTGCAGAAGGATTCACAGGTGCATATTCTGACGTGTTGAGAAGTACGGGCCATACAGGAATAGGTATAACGAAAGAAAACGAAATAGCTTTACTGTATAAAAATTGTAGCGGTCTACAATTTAAAGATTGGGCTATTAATAAACTAGGATTAAAGTTTGCTATAATGTTAGATGGCGGTCATATAGCATCAATGAATACTCCAAATTATAAATATAACTTGAATCAAAAACAGAACAATATCATAGTGGCAATTTAGCTAGGAACTAACATACCACCAATTAAAATCTAATTGAATATAGGGCAAATTAGAGCGTTAGAAAAGAGTAGGAATTGACCCTACTCTTTTTTTATTGCCTATTTTTAATTAGCTTATAAAATGTAGTCCTTTTAAGGTTCAATTCTTCCATAGCTTCCTTAGCTAATATCTTTCCATCTATCCATCTATTATATACTTCTTCAAATTCTTTGGGTTCTTCTGCTTTTGGTCTACCCAAATGTTTACCTTTTATCTTAGCAATTTCTATTCCTTCTTTTTGTCTCTGCTTAATGTTTTGTCTTTCTTGTTCTGCTACATATGCTAGAACTTGCAAGATTAGATCGCTGATAAATGTACCTAGTAAATCTTTGTGTAAAGTTGTATCTAGCATATTCATATCTAAGACTTTTATATCTGCTTTAATGTCTTGTGTTATATCTCGCCATTCACTTATTATCTGTCTGTAATCTCTTCCTAAGCGGTCTATTGATTTAATTTTAAGAAGGTCACCTTCTCTAAGAGCAGCCTTTAAAATTTGATACTGTGACCTATTGAAGTCTTTACCACTTTGTTTATCAATTAGTATATATCTTTCGTCAACGCCAGCATCTATCAATGCTTTAATCTGTCTATCTTCATTTTGGTCTTTATCTGATACCCTTGCATATCCATATGTTCTTTTCATTTCATCACCTCATTAACAGTATACTCCGAGTGTTCGCAAATATGCAAGTTATTTATGGATATATTCGTAAATTATTTGTATATCTCTCTATAATATTATTATATTGTTATTGAGTTGATTGTTTTTCTTAGGAGTGATAATATAAATTAAAAGGAAGGTGTTGGAAATGAAAAAGAAATTAATTTTACCACTTGTTATTACTTTGGCGTGGGTTGCTTTTGTAATAGTTTATTGGCAATATTACTCACCAATATTGGAAGAATTTGCGGATGATATGTTTCTATTTAATGTATCTTCTCATAAACTTTTTGAGAGTATAGGCGCAGAGATAAATTATATATGGTATAGATTCGGTCAAATAATGTTTTTTGCTTTTATAACAATCATAGGGTCATTTTACTTAGCTATAAAAAAAGAGTAGGGCGACCTGCTCTCTTTTTTTGCCTAAAAATAGGTAAATCAATACATTTTCTTTAAAATAAGTCAAAATAAAACATGTGTTCTTTTCTGTCGAATGGGAGTACAATAAAATTATCGAGAGTGTGGGGAAAAATAAAACAGGGGGAACTAAGAGATGGGATTAAAAGAAGAAATATTTGATACAGGGGATGAGGAAGATTTAAAAAGCATCATGAACAGAAAAAATATTAAAGCAGGATATTTAAAAGAAAAGTTGGCTTTAACACCAGAAGAATTAGAAAGTAAAATTAACAAAATTTCCAGCTTTACTATCAGAGAAGCCGAAACGATTATCAAAGAATTAAAGTTATCGCGAGAGGAAGCACTACATATATTTATAAATTAGCATTTTAAAAGACCAATATTGAATTGGTCTTTTATTTTGTAGGTGGTAGGTATTTGGTAGGTTTACATTTTTTAAGTTGGTGCCGAAGAAGGGATTCGAACCCTCACAAGGTTTCCCTCACTGGATTTTGAGTCCGATATATTGCGTATACTCAATTATTTACACAATATTGATAAATAGCCGTTTGGATAATGTTGAAAATTATTAAATTAATTACGTGACACGTAAATATATACAATCCTATATTTCCCATAAATTATTATCTAAAAATTAGGTAGGTTTTTAGGTAGGTTTTTTGAAGGCAACTCTACTATTTTATTATCTTGTAAATTCCTTATATGTTCAAAGACTTCTTTCTTTTTATCTACTCCAATGTGCTGATAAATTTGTTTTAAAACCATTATATCATGCCCCATAATTTCTGCTGCGATATGATCCTGTATTCCTTGCTCATATAACCAACTAGCATAATAATGTCTTAGGTCATGAAATCTTATTCCTTGTAAGCCTATTTTTTTCATTCTATCAGAAAATTCAGAAGATAAATTATCAGGTCTAGTTGAAAACATTTCTTTACCTATTGATTTTTTGCTTCTATTGTATTTTTTTATTTCGTCTAAAGCACTATCAGGGCAAGGCACTTTTCTTACACCAGCTTTCGATTTAGGATCCTTGCGACTATATTTTCCTTCTCTGTTAATTGATTTTGCTTCGTCTATTCTTATCAATTTATTTTCATAGTCTATATCGTCTGAATTTAAAGCGAATATTTCCCCTCGTCTAAGTCCACACTTTGCAGATAACAATATTATTAACTTATAGCTTTTAGACCTAAAAGCATTGTATATCTTTTCAAATTCTTCATCATTAGGAATAATCGGAATGTAAATAGCTTTTTCAGGTGGCTTTATTCCTAAGCATGGATTCTCATGTTTTAAGGCTTCACTAAATATTCTTCTTAAAATAAAAAAGTGTTTTCTCACAGTAGTAGGGGATAAAGGTTTTCCTGTATTTTTTGAAGGCTCTGTTAATTTCTTTTTAAGATATTGCTTGATATGAATATCGTTAATTTGTTTTAATTTTAAATTTCCAAAGTAGTCTTTAAAGTGATGATTTATATATATTTTATAGGTTACATAAGTTGATTCTTCTATGTTTCCCTCGTTCAATTCTAACCATTTATCACACCACGAAGAAACTCTCATATCTTTTATGGAGACTAGAGAGCTTTCCTTATATTCTTGTTTTATTTTTTCAGTAGCATTATTAATAGTTTTCTTTCTATCATCATCTAATGTCGCGTGTTTTCTTATCTGTTTTCCGTTTTCATCTCTTCCTAAATAAACTGTTAATTCAAATTTCCCATTATCTAATTGTTTAATAGACATATAAAATTCCTCCTTATTTTATAGCTGATTGAAAGAATATCGCTTTTCCTAGAATTTTTATATCTTTATGGTCTTTCTTATTAATAATAATATCTTTGTAGTTTGGATTCTCTGCTCTTAAAACAATACTTCCATTGATTCTGTAAAATCTCTTTAATGTAGCTTCATCTTCGATTAATACTGCGGCTATTTCTCCATCATCTACCATATCTTGCTTCCTTATAAAGACTATATCGCCATCATATATTCTAGCACCTACCATACTATCTCCTTTGACCTCTAAACAAAAATCAATGTCTGCATCCTCTGATACTATCTGCATGGATTTAATGTTTTCTGTAGCCAATACAGGAAGTCCTGCGGCTATTGTTCCAATTAATGGAATGTTCTTAAAATCTTTACTGTTTTTGTATTTGTTTTTTTCCCAACCCAACAAATACCCAGCGTTGATATTAAGTTTGTCAGCAATTTCCTTAACAGCTTCTATTGATACGCCCATATCATTCTTTTCATATCTGCTTATATTAGAAGGGGAAGTACCAACATAATCAGCAAAGTCTTTTTTATTCATAGCTAGGCTTTCCCTAACCTCTTTGAGTTTTTTAGAAAACTCACTCATTCCAAACCCTCCGTTTCTATATTTAATTGTAAGTAATTGTTATTATAGACAATAATACATTATTTATTACGTGAATGCAAAATATTTTTTTAAAAAGAATAAAATAATTGCATATATGTATTGACAATGGGAATAATAATTGGTAAAATTTACGTATACGAAAATAAAGAAAGGAGAAATGCACTAATGAGAAACGCTAGATTACATAATGAACTAAGAGCCAAAATGATGATAAAGGGAATCACGCAAGAAAATTTATCCAAAGAAATGAACCTTTCGGCGACAGCACTCAATAGAAAGTTAAATGGAAGGACAGGCTTTTTAATCGAAGAAGCAGAAAGAATAGGCAGAATATTAGACATAGAACAAGATGATTTAGGCAGATATTTTTTTAACCAATAATTGCGTAAACGTAATTAAGAAAGGAAAACAAAAGATGAACGATCTAGTATTTTTAGAACCTGACAAATTAGAATCAGAACCATTTACTACTTCAAAAGTTATAGCTGACTTTTCAGGAGTAACTCACAAGAAGTTAAAAATGGCGATTACTAAAAACAAAGAGTCACTAGAAACATTTGGAAAGGTAGTCCCATATGAGACCATCTTACAAAGTGGACAAACAGAAATTTTTTACAAACTTAATGAACCGCAAGCAACATTTTTAATAACACTTATGAAGAACACCAAGAATGTTGTTGAGTTTAAAAGAAGATTAGTGAAACAATTCTACATAATGCAGAAGGAACTTAACAAAAGAGCAGTCACAAGGTTAAAAGCAAAAGAAGCTAGAGAAGCATTAACAAACGCTATTCAATCATTACCAGAAAGCCCACATAAGCAAATGAAGTACAAGCACTTTACTGACTTAGTTTACAAGATAATTTTTAATAAAAGTGCCAAGCAGCTAAGACAAGAATTTGGCATAACGAATAAGGACAACCTTAGAGATTACTTCTCATCAAGTGAAAACATACGAATTGAGAACCTTGAAAATCAAATAAGCGTACTCATAGATTTAGGCAACGAATATCAGACGATCAAAGATATTCTTTCTAAAAAATACTTAATGAGTGCATAGAAAGGAGTACATATGAACGAAAGATACGGATATTCGCAGTATCAAATCAACTCCAATCCTGTTCTAACTTATTTAAAAGTAGGACAAGCCAATGCAGTAAGTAGATTTACATTAAGAAAAAGAACATATTTAAGCGACAGAGCTATAAGACAAGCTATTCACGATTTACGAGAGCAAGGCATACCAATCATCAGTAGTTCGGATGCTAATAGCAAAGGTTATTACCTAGCAGAGACAAACGAAGAAGCGAGACATTACATAAGTGAAACAAGGTCAAGAGCATTAAAGCTGCTTAACACATCTAATAAAGTGGCAATCGGATTCTTTAGCAGAAATCAAATAACGATGGATGAGGGTTAAAATGACGCTAAAAGAAAAAATAGAAAAGGCATTAGAAGAAGTCGAAGAAGCTTACAATGAGACAGATTACAATACAAAAGAATGTATTAATTTAAAGAAATGTATTGATTTATTAGAAGATATTATACAAGGGTAGGAGGGTTATTATGCCAACAATAACTAATTGGTGGGGAGTATGCTTCATAGGATTATGTATTTTCGTTTTACCGACAATGTACGGAATTGCTTACTTGATAGATAAATGGGAAGGAAGTCTTGAGGATGAAAGCACTAAAGAGAAAGTGTGATACATGCCATTTACCTTGGATAGTTAGCAAGGAACAGATGGATCAAGAAACTTATGAGTGTCCGCATTGCCTGCATATAAGAATAAAATTAGAACAATGGAAAAGGTTTATACAAGAAACTAAAAGTAAAAGTGCCTAGGGTTTAAGGGAACC